TAAACTCCAAGACTTGGAAAGAGAGTATGAAGAATTGGATGATAATGATGATAGAGTTAATGACGTTCAAGAAGCTATTGATGAAACTCAATCTGAAATTGAAGAGTTGGAAGAGAATGATATTGATGTTTATATGATGTATCCACATCCAAGATATAGTCATTATGGTTTACAACAATTTGAAGTTTTAATACCGGGATTTAAAGATAGAGAATATACTGTTGGAACTGAAGAAGAGATGGATGCTGCGGCTTTACAATACGCTAAAAGTTATATTGATGATGTAGGACCTTCAGGGTTTAATGAATCATTTATTGAAGATTATTTAGATGTTGATGCTATTGTGAATATGGCGGAAGAAGATTATGAATATCAAGTAAGAGAGAATCCTGATAGTTATTTTAGTGATAGTGATTATGAATTAACCTATGAACAAGAACAAAGAATAGAACAAATTGAATCACAAATTGAGGATTTAGAAATACAACAAAATGAATTAGATACCGATAGGGAAGACTATGACGACTTATATGAGGATTTCCAAAATAATATAGATGCTCTCCAAGAAGAGTTAGATGATATTGAACCGGATACTGACCCAACTGATGATATGATTGATAATAAAGTAGCAGACTTAGTTAGAAGTGTTAGAAGAGACCCATTAGATTATCTTAAAGATTATGGTTTTGATATTAGAGATTATATCGATGAAGATGCTTTAGCTCAAGGTTTAGTGGATTCCGATGGGTGGGGTGTTATGAATGGTTATGACGGTCAATACGATAGTGAAAACGTTAACGGTATTACATATTATATTATGAGAACTAACTAAAACTATTCCTTTTTCCAATCTTTTTCCGTATATTTTAATTATTAGAATATGGAAAATGAAAAATAAAAATAATTTCATAATGGATACCGATTGGTTATTTGAGGGTATTCTTGATGCTGAACAAAAACAATATGTTTTATTGGACTACTTCCAAAAGATGAATAAACATCTTGAAAGAATGGAGGTTTATCCAATGTTTATTGAACTCTCATTACATTTAGGTAATATACAAACCTTACTTACACAAAATAAAATATTATATGTTGATAAAAAATTAACATCCAATGATGATGAACTGGTATTGTCTGACTTGAAGGTTAAAGATATTCCGGTATTAGATGACGAGGAAGTTATTGAATATCAAAAAATATTAAAAAATAGTCAGCCACAACTTCACGACTATTTTAATTTTGCAAAATCGATATGGAGTATTGTTTTTGATTCCATAGATGTTGTTGTAAAGAAAAATAAAAACAATCTACAAAGTAAGTCAGGGTTTTTCTCCTATAAGACTGATGAACAATTATATATTTGGCAATACACCACAAGGAAAGTGTATAAAACCAAAGGACAAACAAAGACATCCGTTAAATTAATTTTCAAAGGACAATCTGATGGTTTGACTATTCCGGAAATTATCTCTACATTTTCAAAAACATATGAAAAGAACAACGAAGTGAATTACCCGATATTTGAGGTTTTTTGTAATGATGTGTTCCCGTTACAAGAAACATTAGTACCTATTTTTAAAAGAAAAATATTGTCTTATATTAATCAAAACGTTAGAATAACTAGTAAATTATTATCATAATGAATGAAAAACAAATTAAATCGTTAATGGATAAGTTACGACAACCAATCCACATTACTTACATTTCAAAGTATATCCTTAAAAAAGATATGGATGAAACAAAGAAACAATTAGATATTTTAATATCTGAAGGTTATATTAAGGAAAGTAATTTAGCTAATGGGTATTATGTTGTTATCTAAAAAAACATATTATATAGGTGTTGGTTGTAGTCAAACTGTGATTAAAGGTTTTAATCAATCAATATTGTATAGTAAATCACCATCCGGTTGGTCACTTAGACTTAATAATGGGATTGGTGTTAATGTGACGACAAAACCATTATTCTCGGTTAGAAATGGGTATAAGAAAAGTATTAAATTAGGAAAATATTATATAGTAAAATTATGAAAGTGAAATTGGAATACATTTGGCTCGACGGATATAAACCGGAACCAAATTTAAGAAGTAAAATTAAAGTTGTTGATACTTTACCAAAAGAGATTAGTGATATCCCTGAGTGGGGATTTGACGGTAGTTCAACTATGCAAGCAGAAGGGTTCTCATCAGATTGTTACCTTAAACCTGTTAGAATGTATAAAAAAGGTAATACCAATTTGGTTTATGTTTTATGTGAGGTATTGGATAAGAACAATAAACCACACGAAACAAACGACAGAAGTAAATTGGGTAAAGAAGATTATGATTTTTGGATTGGATTTGAACAAGAATACTTTATTCGTTCATCACACAATAAAGAAGTGTTAGGATTTGAAAGAGGTGGTACAGTTGACCCCCAAGGTAAATACTATTGTGGTGTAGGTGGTCAAATTGTTGGTAGAGAGTTAAGTGATGAACATTTGGATTATTGTCTTGACTTGGGTATCAACGTTGAGGGGACCAATGCTGAGGTTGCGCTTGGACAATGGGAATATCAAATATTCTCTAAAGGTAAATTATCTGCGGCTGATGACTTATGGATGTCAAGATACATCTTACATAAACTAGCTGAGAAAAGAGGTTACTCAATTGAACTTCACCCAAAACCGATTATAGTTGGTGAGTGGAATGGTTCAGGATTACATACAAACTTTTCAAATAAAAAAATGAGAGAAGAGGGTGGGGAAAGTTATTTCAAATCTATCTTCAACGCTTTTGAGACAAGACAAGAACTTCATATTGAAAATTATGGTTCGGATAATCATTTAAGATTGACTGGTAAATTTGAAACACAATCAATAGATAAATTTAGTTGGGGTGTATCGGATAGAGGAGCGTCAATTAGAGTTCCTAAATCAGTTGGTGAAACTTGGAAAGGTTATCTTGAGGATAGAAGACCATCATCAAATGCTAATCCTTATAAAGTTATTAATGTCATCTATGGGGCGTTGAGTTTTGCTGACCAATTGAATACCACCATTCACGCAATGTATGACGATGTGGATACATCAAAAATAAGAGAGCAATTCTCGGGGATTATATCAAATGAAGAATTATTAGGAGAATACAGAGAAGATTAATATGAATAAAGAAATGGTAAATCACCCGGAACATTACGGGGGAAAAGAGAATATTTACGAAGTCGTAAAAGTTTGTGAAGCTTGGGGTCTTGATAAAGACGCTTACATCTTCAACGTAGTTAAGTATGTTGCAAGAGCGGGTAAGAAAGATACAGATAAAGAACTTCAGGATATGAAAAAAGCGTTGTGGTATTTGAATCGTAAAATTGAGAGACTTGAGAATGCTGGTTGATATTGATGAATACGCAGAAGGTGCGGTTCTATTAGACGGATTAGAAAGTGCAATCGTTGGGATTGTAGAGGACTTTGGTTCTCCGGGAAGAAAGATGTTATATTCAAAACAAGGGATATTAAACATTCTACAAGAAAGAGACCTAATGACTTATAGTGAGGCTGAAGAGTTTTACGATTATAATATATTAGGATTATACGCAGGAGAGTTGAACCCAATTTTTTTAGATTTAGAAATTACACCAATTAAAACAGATGATGGTTGGGAATACCAATTAAAAGAATAATATGATAGAAACAGGGAAGATTATAAATGGTGATTGTGTTGAGGTAATGAAAACATTACCGGAAGGTTGTATTGATATGGTGGTGACTAGTCCCCCATATTGTGCGGGGATTAAGTATGATGTTTATAATGATAGTATTCCTATGGACGAATATTGGAAATTCACTATTGATTGGCTAAGTCAGGTATTCAGGGTATTAAAAGATGATGGTAGAGTTGCAATAAACGTTCCAATTGAGATGAACGTTCAAGAGAGAGGTGGAAGAATATTATTCAACGCAGAGTTTTGGATGAAGATGAAAGAGGTTGGGTTTAAGTTCTTTGGTATGGTTGATTTAACTGAGGATTCTCCCCATCGAGTTAGACAAACGGCTTGGGGTAGTTGGATGAGTAATAGTCAGCCTTACATTTATAATCCAAAAGAGTGTGTGATATTGGCTTATAAAAATTCACCTAAGAAATTAACCAAAGGAGAATCCCAATGGGTGGGAACCCCAACCGAAATTACTGATGAAACTGGTAAAGTTAAAACCAAAATGGTTTATGAACCTGAAGATAAGAAAGAGTTTATGAATTTGGTGTTCGGAAGATGGGAATACTTTGCTGATACCAAATCATTAA